CCAAGTCCCGTAGGCGGAAGTAACGCGATTCAGGTCAGCAGCCTCGAGCTGACTCCTATGGAGTCTGACAACGTTCAGGCTGCATCTTTCCAAGGATTTATTGGCAACAGCTCTCGCGCAACTGTGGTTGCTAACAAGCGGGTGAGCGTGACCTTTGATGTTGAACTGGGGGGTAGTGGTACTGCTGGAACTGCTCCTGCCTATGGGCCTCTGCTGAAAGCATGTGGATGCTCTGAAACCATTGTTTCTGATACAAGTGCAACTTATGCGCCTGTAAGCAGCAGCTTTGACTCAGTCACTCTGTACTGCTTCTATGACGGCACTCGCCATAAGATTACTAATGCTCGTGGCACGGTGAGCATCAACATGTCATCTGGTCAGATTCCCACGTTGAGCTTCCAGTTCACTGGCGTCTACAGGAACCCTGACAGCACTGCAGTGAGCGGCACCTTTACTGTTGCCAACCAAGCTGCAGCTTTGGAATTCAATCTTAACAACGTCACTACTGCAACCTTCTTCGGTGAGACCAGCCAGCGCATTGAGTCTTTAGACTTTGCTTTAAACAACAGCTTGATCTACAAGGAGACTGCTTCTTCTCAGCAGGCACTGATTGTTGATCGTGCTCCTGGCGGCACCGCTGTGATCGAGGCACCTGTTCGTAGCACCACTGACTACTTCGAGGATGCACGCGGTAACAGCACCGCAAGCAGCAGCATTGTTCTTGGAGCTACTGCTGGCAACATCACTACGCTGACGATGGCGCAGACTGATATCACTAGTATCAGCTACGGCGACACCAACGGTGTTATCAGCCTGACGATGCCTTACTTGGCACTTCCCACAACTGCAGGTAATAATTCCTTCAGTCTGGCTTTCACCTAATTCATGGCGTTTGTCCTTAAAAAGGTCTCTTCTTACAAGTGGCCTGTCACTGTCGAAGTTCCTGTCGATGGTGGCAAGTTCAAGAGAGAGACCTTTACGGCCATTTTCAAGAAAATGTCCCGTAGCGCTTTCAATGATCTTGTCGATCAGGGTGATGATGCCTTGGTTGGCGAGATTATTGAAGGTTGGGATGGCATTAAAGATGAGGACGGTGATGAGGTTCCCTTTAATGACGTGAACCTGCAGCAACTCCTGGACGATCCTTACGTCCTGAGAGGCATTGTCTCCTCATACACAGAGAGCCTCACTGGAGGTCCTGCAAAAAACTGAAAGAGGCCGCCTCTTATTGGGCTAGAGGCGGTGTAATTGACGAGCGAGAGGCTGATCTAAAGGCGTTAGGAGCGTCTGAGGAGCAGCTTCTTGCAGCTCGTCTCGAAGCTGCTGAGACACACTGTGAAGTGTGGGAAGAGAACTGGCAAACCGTCGCAATGTTTTTGCGTATGGGGACGCAATGGAACGCAAGCTTTGGTGGCCTAACAGGATTGAACTATCCATCTCTGCAATGGCTACTTACAATGTATCCAGCAGATGATCCTGTCATGCTCTTTGAGGGCATACAGATGATGGAGTCTGAAGCGTTGTCAATTCTGAACTCTAAAAAAGGCTGATGGCAACCTCCTCCGTAACGCAGCTCAAAGTCATTGTCTCGACCATTGGCAAGGGCGAGTTCAATAAGCTTGCGTCGGAGATTGAGAATCTAAAAAAAGCAACTACTGCAAGCAAGCTTTCGTTGAAAGCTCAAGGCAATGAGTTGCGCAAGACGATGGGTTCATTGTCTGGCAAGAGCATTAATGAACTAAGAGCTTACAGAGATACATGGCGTGAACTCTCTAACTCGGTTGATGTAAGCACTAATGAGTTCAAGCAGTTCAGAGCAGAACTTGACAAAGTCAATGCTCAACTCGACAAGGTCGAGGGCAAGCAAAGAAGAGCTAGCGGCGGTGGCCTGAGGACTGGCGGAAGGATTGCGGCTACAGCTCTTGGTGCTGGTGTCTTTGGCGGTCCTCTTGGCTTTGGAGGCGCTTTGCTTGGCGGCGGCCTTACAAGATCTGTCGAGGGTGCTGCTGCTGGTGCTGTTGTTGGCGCTACTGCCAAGCAAGTCTTGGATCAAGTCGCAGGTACAGCGCAATACGCAGCTTCAATTAACAAGTTGAAGATTGCACTGCAAGGTGTCGCTCCAGATCAAGAGCAATACAACCTTGCTTTAGAGCAAGCTGGAAAGGCCACAAAGCTACTAAATGTCCCGCAAGAAATTGCGATTGCTGGCATTACAAGGTTGTCTGCAGCTGTTGTTGGTGCTGGCGGCAACGTTGCTGACGCGTCTCTTGTTTTTAGGAACGTTACTGCTGCTATTAAAGCAACTGGTGGTGGAGCGCAGGATGTTCAGGGTGCTATCACTGCGATGGTGCAAGTCTTCAGTAAAGGCAAGGTAAGTGCAGAAGAATTGTCTGGTCAATTAGGTGAGCGCTTGCCAGGTGCTGTGACCTTGTTTGCAGCTGCAAATGAGATGAGCTTGGAAGAGCTGCAGAAGAATTTGAAGGCTGGAACTGTCGGACTGAATGAGTTAATGGAGTTCATTCAGTTGCTTGGCACTGAGTATGGTCAGACCGCCTTGGCAATGGCTGCTTCTAATGAAGAAGCAGGCGCGAGAATGACTGTTGCGTTTAAGCAAGCGCAGATTGAGATTGGCGAAGCGTTAATACCACTAGGCACTCAGTTCCAAGAGGCGTTTACTGAATTTGCAGTCGCAATCGCTCCTAGCGTTATTTCAGCAGCTCAGGGTGTCACTGTTGTCTTGCAATCAATTCTGGACAATATGGGCACTATTGCCCCGATTGCAGAGTTCTTAGGGAAAATGCTGCTTGTAAAAGCAGCGTTGATGGGCATCAGTGCAACAGTTGGTGGCTTAAAAATTCTGTTCGCTGCTTTGACTGCAGGTTTCACAGCAACTGGTCGGGCGGCTCTGGCGGCGAATGCAAAGGTTGCTGCATTGAGAACAACTTTGTTGTCATTGACAAAAATTGGATTGATTGTTGTTGGCATTGAACTGCTGATCAATCAGAGGACTGTTGGTGGGGACCAAGACATAGCTTTTTCAAGCGAACAATTTAAGGAAGAGCTTGAAGGGCTTGCGAAAGAAGATCTGCAGGCGCTATTACAGAAAGTCCAGAAAGATCTCAACAAGCCTTATCTAGATAGCACTAAGCGACTTATCGCTCAAGTCAAGCAAGAAGTGCTTGAGGATATGATTCCAAAAGCCTTGACTCAGTCTGAGTTGCTCGAGAAGCAACTGACAAAATTTAAGAAACTTCTCATTGATGCTGGAGGTGGCGCAAAGATAAAAGAGATCTCAGCTGATCAATTGGCATTTGAAAAACAGAGTCTCAGGCTTGGCTTAGAAGGCGATCGTGTTGGTGCTGCTAAGCAAAAGCTAGAAGCCAAGCTGTTGGCGATACAAGAGATGAAGATTGGCCCCAACTTGAGGGAGCTGAAAATTCAACAGGCTCAGGCTGAGTTTGCAAAAGTAGAAAATGACGAGGCTGAAAGGGCTTTGGAGAAGCAGCAAAGGCTGACGGATCTAAAGGTTGATTTCAATGCACAACTGGACGAAGCCAAGCTGACACTTGGTCTAATTACAGAGGAGGAAAAGCTTGCCAATGACAAAGCAAGGCTCAGGAACGAGTTGCAACTTAAATTTAAAGAGTTACTCGATGCAGGAAAAATTAGTGCCGAAGAGCTTGAAGACGCTCTTAATAAAATCACAGGCGCTTTGGGCAAAATCAAGAGCCCAGCCGAAGATTTAAAAGAGTCATTCAAAAAGCAGTTAGAGGCTGCAATGGATCTTGAAAATAGGATTCGCGAGCAACTTCAAGGCGCAGTCTTAGAGCTAAGCGACACCTTTGCTGATTTTGTTGTCACTGGCAAAAACAGTTTTGCAGAGTTCACGGCCTCTGTTCTGCGGGATTTAGGCCGCATCATTGTTAAAGCAGCTTTCTTAAAAACGTTTACCGCTTTCTTCCCTGGGCTTGGTAAGTTCTTAGGTTTTGCTGATGGCGGTGTCTTTGCCCAAAACAAAATCATCCCATATGCCAAAGGTGGTGTTGTAAACAGGCCAACTTTGTTCCCCATGGCTAATGGTACGGGCCTTATGGGTGAGCAGGGACCCGAGGCCGTGATGCCCCTCCGTCGTGGTCCGTCAGGAAAACTTGGAGTAGAGGCAACAGGTGGTGGTGTAGGTAACGTAGTTGTGAACGTTGATGCCTCTGGTTCTGCTGTGCAAGGTGACTCCAATCAAGCTGATCAACTCGGCAAAGCAATTGGAGCTGCTGTGCAAGCTGAGCTAATTAAGCAGAAGCGTCCTGGCGGCATGTTGGCAGGAGTCTGATGGCAACATTCAATGACGCGACTGTTGGCACAAGCACGGGCGGTACAACGCCTGATTTTGGTGCTGTTCGCCGCTCTGCTCCGAAGGTTCGCAAGGTGCAATACGGTGACGGATTTGAAACCCGCTTGACCTACGGCCTGAATCAAAATCCTCGTATTTGGGATTTGAAGTGGACTGCAAAAGACAGTACTGATGCTGATGCCATTGAGGCATTTTTTGATGCACGAGCTGCTGATAACGCAGCTTTCGATTGGAGTCCGCTTGATGACACTGATACCTATAAGTGGGTAGTCGAAAGCTGGCAGCGCACGCATAGCTATGCCAACGTCAACGAGATTAGTGCAACCTTCCGCGAAGTATTTGAACCGTAATGGCAGTAGCAGCTTGGGCCGCTAGTACTTCTTTCTCTGTTGGTGACATCCGCAGGGCTACAACAGAGCAAGCCTCTGGCTTGTGGTTTCGTTGTACAACTGCTGGCACTTCTGCAAGCAGTGAGCCCAGTTGGCCGACTGACATTGGCAGCACGATCACAGACAACACTTGCGTCTGGACTGCTATCAGCAGCGTCTATGAGGACGTTTCTGCTTTGGCCCCCAGCGCCATTATCGAATTATTTGAGGTGCAATTAAACAGCACATTGCATGGCAGCTCTGATGTGTATCGTTTTCATGCAGGCAGCAATGCTGATGTAACTGGCAACATTGTCTGGAACGGCAATGCTTATACGCGCATGCCTGTCAAGGCTGATGGTTTTGAATTGACTTCAACAGGGTCATTACCTCAGCCGACTCTTACAATCGCCAACCTTGACGGCAACATGACGACCGTTTTGGCCCTTGTTAATCAGACGACTGCAGGCAACGATTTGACAGGTGCAACTGTCAAGCGAATTCGCACTCTTAAGCGCTATATCGATGGCGAGAGTAGTGCTGATCCGAACGCAAAGTTTCCAGATGAGATTTGGCGTATCTCTCGCAAAGCTGCAGAAAATCGTGACTACGTCTCGTTTGAGCTATCCAGTGCTTTCGATCTTGCGGGGCAGAAACTTCCGAAACGTCAGATTGTTGCCAACACTTGTCAGTGGATTTATCGCAAGCCTGAGTGTGGGTATTCAGGCACTGATTACTTCGACGTCAATGGCAATACAGTTGCTACTGAGGCAGAAGATGTATGCGGCAAGCGCATCGCATCTTGCAAGCTACGGTTTGGTGAGAACGGTGAGCTGCCTTTTGGCTCATTCCCAGGCGCAGGACTGATTCGATGAAGCTGACTGAGTCGTTGAAACAGCAAATACTCGAACACGCGACTCATGACTCACCTATTGAATGTTGTGGCCTGATTGCTGTAGTCAAAGGCCGCAGGCGTTACTTTTGGTGTCAGAACATTGCTGATACACCTGACGAGCATTTTGTGCTTGATGGTTGGGACGAGGTGGAAGACAAAGGCGAGATCGTTGCGATCGTGCATAGCCATCCAAAAACTAACCCAGCTCCATCTGTTGCTGATCGTGTTGCCTGCGAAAAGTCAGGCCTGCCTTGGTTCATCGTCAACCCAAACACAAGAGAATGGGGTTACTGCGAGCCAGAGGGCTTTGAGCTGCCTTATGTAGGACGTGAGTTTGTGCATGGGGTGGTCGATTGCTATGCACTGTGCCGTGATTGGTATCAAAGGGAATGGGGTCTTGAACTTAAGGACTACCCACGCCGTGATAACTGGTGGCATCAGGGGCAAAATCTGTACCTAGAAAATTTTAAGAAGGAAGGCTTTCACAAGATCCCAATTGAGGAGCTGCAGCGTGGTGATGCCTTGTTGATGAATCTCCAGTCACCAGTGCCGAATCATGCAGCAATTTATCTGGGTGACCAGCAGATTCTGCATCATGTGCAAGGCAGGTTAAGCAGTCGTGATGTCTACTTTGCTGACGGCGGTTACTATGGCAAAAGTACAGCCTGCGCTTTGAGGCATGAAAGTCGTCAAAGTGTACGGGGAGCTGCGTAAACGACTCGGTCAATGCCGTTTCGAGTTTGATGTGGCTACTCCTGCACAAGCAATCAAAGCTCTGTGCGTAAATTTCCCAGGGCTCGACAAGTGGCTTGTCGATAGTGAGCAGGACGGCATCGGCTATCGGGTAAAGATTGGCAAAGAACAGATCACTGAAGACTCCTATGACGTGCTTGCTATGCCATGGAGCGAACGTGAGGTGTTTAGCATCACACCCATAGTTGCTGGCTCAGGCGGTGTTGGAAGAGCAATTTTTGGTGCTTTGTTAATTACGGCGGCTATAGCAGTTCCTGGATTAGGAGCTGCCGTTGGAACCACAACTATTTTTGGCACTACATTCGGCGTTGTAAGCGCAGGAATTGGAGCCATTGGTGCTGGTTTGTTGTTAGGTGGTGTGGCTGACATTATTTCACCAATGAATCAGCCTGGCCTTGAGGCAAGTAAAGAGGCTGCAAAGCTGCAGAACATGAGTTTTAGTGGCGTTGTGAATACAGCTCGCCAAGGACTTCCTGTTCCCATAGCCTATGGGCGTGTTTTTGTTGGATCAGCAGTAATCAGCAGCGGCTTTGATGTTGATCACACACCGAGCACTCCACTGCTTGAGCCAATTGACATCTTCTTGAAAAACAAAGAGGCATAATGATCGATCCAATCAAAATTCAAGGCGCAGGCGGCGGCGGTGGCGGAAAAGGCGGCGGTCGTTCATCGCGCACACCAATTGAGGCTGATGACACTCTGCAGTCAGAACAGTTTGCGAACGTTCTTGACTTGCTTTGTGAGGGCGAAATACAAGGACTGGATGATGGTGGCAGAAGTATTTTTCTTGACGACACGCCTGTTCAAAATACAGACGGTAGTTTTAACTTTCAAAATTTTGCAATTGTTACCAGAAATGGCACGCAAGGTCAGTCATATATTCCCGCCCCAGCAGGTGCTGGCAACATTGAGTCAGAGCAAAATGTTGGCGTAAAGGTTGAGAACGGCACTCCAATTACACGTCAAATTACTGATACTGATGTTGATCGTGCAAGAGTCACGATTAACGTACCTGCACTTCAAAAGATTAATGACGAAGGAGATATCTTAGGCAACTCTGTATCGCTTCGTATTGACATCCAGTACAACGGCGGTGGGTATAACACTTATTTGTCAGACACAATCAGTGGCAAAAGCAGCAGCTTGTATCAAAGGGATTACATCATCAATTTTGATGGTGCTTTCCCTGTTGATATCCGTGTTATCAGAACAAGCGCAAATGAAACTAGCAGCAAGAAGTCAAGCGACATTTTTTGGAGTGCATATACCGAAATACAAGATGAGAAGCTGCGATATCCAAACAGCGCCTTAATGGGCATGCGCTTCAGCGCAAAACAGTTCAGCAGCGTGCCTACCCGCAAATATCTGATTCGCGGGATGAAGGTGAAAATCCCTAGCAATGCGACTGTAGATACAACAACACATCTTGGAAGGATCACCTATTCAGGGACTTGGGACGGGACTTTTCAGGCCGCTACTTGGACTAATGATCCTGCATGGTGCTTGTACGATCTGCTGATTGATCAGCGTCGTTATGGGGTTGGTGTAGATGAGAGCACGCTTGACAAGTTTGACTTTTTCTCTGTTTCTCAATACTGCAACGCTTTAGTAGACGACGGCAAAGGCGGGCAAGAGCCACGCTTCAGCCTCAACATTCTAATTAACAGCAGAGACGAGGTATATAACGTCATTCAACAGCTAACAAGCGTCTTCCGTGGCATTGCCTACTACGGAGCAGGATCGCTTGTTCTTAGGCAAGACAAGCCTACTGATGCGCAGTATTTGCTCGGCCCTGCCAATGTTGTTGATGGCTTGTTTACCTACACGGGCACAGCGGAGAAGACTAGGCATACCTGTGCGACTGTTGGCTGGCAGAGTTATGAAAATCTTGGTGAGGTTGAATACGAATATGTCGAAGACGCTGAGGCAGTAGCTAAGTACGGCATCATCAACAAAGACATCCGTGCTCTGGGTTGTTACTCACAGGGTCAAGCGCACAGGCTCGGCAAGTGGACGCTATTGAGCGAGAAAAACATTACTGAAAGTTGCTCGTTTGCTGTTGCAATTGATAGTGGCATCGTCATCACGCCAGGCATGGTGGTTGACATTGCTGATCCTCTGCGTGCTGGTACAAGGCGCAGTGGACGAGTGAGTTCTGCAACGACAACTGTCATCACAGTCGACAGTGACACCAACCTGTCAGTCAATTTGTCTAATACACCGACTATCTCGGTGATGATGCCAACTGGTTTGGTTGAAACGAAGAATATCGACAGTATTTTAGGGACTGCAATCACTGTCTCAGATGCTTTTAGTGAGGCACCTAATGCTGCTGCTGTTTGGTTGATCCAGACGACCGATATTCAGTCACAGCAGTTCCGTGTTGTTTCTGTTGCTGACAACAATGACGGCACTGTCGGTGTTACTGCTCTTGCTTACAACGAGTCGATCTACAACGCCGTTGAGCAGGATGTCGAGCTTACTGCCCGAAACATCACAAACCTGTCAGGCACTCCTGCAGCTCCAGAAAATTTGAGCGGTACTGAGTTTCTTTATCAAGAGGGTCAAACAGTACACACTGGCTTCGACCTGAGCTGGAGCCATGGACGTAT